CAGCATCCCACACGCGGTCAAAGTCGTTCTCCATCATCTCTATGATACCTGACAAGATTACCATGCCAGCAGGCACACTCTCTAAATCAACTGTGTTACCCTTTGTGGTATCGTAAGCTGTCATCGAAAACGAATCCTCGTCCTCGTAGTTAAGAATAAGGTAATACCTATTTGGGAGCAAGCTGGCTCTTTCCACCTGATTATTTATATCATCCATCTTTTAGCCACTCCTCTGGGATTGCTTTCTCTGCCCACACAAAGTTGTGCTTGGTTGCCCAAGCAGCATAGGTGGTTTTACTACCTCTGTAAATTTTGTTTTTCGCGTTGAGAAACACAAACCGGATATCAAGGTCTGGGTGTTGCTGTTTTATAAGCAACATCTTAACACGGTCCCCCTTATCTAAATGACCCTTGACTTCTATGTACAACTCTTTATGAGGAATGTAGAAGTCGGGTGTGTAATTACGGGGCTTTGGTATATACGTTAGTTTCTTCGATTCGTATTCGAATGTAATGCCTTTTTCTGCAAGGGCTTTGGCTATGTTGATTTCAAACATAGACCGATATCTTGTGTTTCTCATAATTCTAGCAGGGGAAATGATGTTTTCGCCAGACTTAGCCTTTTTAAGAGATACTGTTCTACTTTTGGTGTATGCTTTTCTAGGTAGTTTAGTTCTTCGCTTAAGAGCATTGTCGGTAGACATACAGTAACGCCCATCCTCAAGTTGTAGTTAATTTGTTGAAATTCTTCTTCGATACGAACTATATCCCTAGCTTCCGTGTCGGAAATAAGATAGCCAGTGTCGGTATAGTTATTGCGTAAGGTGAGGGGCAATGATGTTTCCAATCCGCGAACATGCACGGTTGCTGGGTCACCGCCCCTCTCCTCGTGTGACTCCACATAAACACACCGCAAGGCTGGGTTCATAGTCAGCAACTTCCGTGGGTATGTCTCTGTGTATAGAAGGGGCATCAAATGCTCCTGTTGACTATCTTGGTGTACCAAGCTTTCGGTGGGAACTTAGCCTTAGATGTAATCTTATCGTGGTACTCTGCTTTCTTCCAGCAGTGTTCCTTGAACGAACAGAAGGTGCAGGTCTTCGGCATCAGTTTGTTACCTGTGTAAATCTTCTCGCCTTTAACGGTGTAGGATTCGTCAACTGCCTCAAAAGGTATCTTGAACTTATCATCCTTGAGAAGGCTCTCCACGCGGCTCCTAGCGTCAGCAATGTACCTTTTACGGTCCTCTTCTTGGTCGGCAGGTGCTTCTACAAAATCCCACTCACCGGACGACTTGTTAATAGCTATCCAACCACCAAACGGCATGTCCTGTGATTCTGAATATAGAAAGCCCTGCATGATGTAACCAAAGGGGTCATCCTCTTTGATTACCTCATAGCCACCACGGTTCGAAAACTTGTTGTCAAAAGACCACGGGCTAGTTGACTTGACATCCCATACTTTATCCTGACCATCGTTTAAGATGATGTCTAAAGTTCCCTTAACATCTGTGTCGCCTAGTTTTAAACTACACTCCCGCTGGGTATCAACAACGGTAACTCCTGCAGCTTTCATAACGAAAACGGCAATCGCTTCAACAAGGTCACCCATGAGGAAGCGCATGATATCGTTGTACGCAACCTCTTGGGTGTGGCCTTGCTTCTCCATCTTCTGCTGACACAGAGGACGGCCCAGACCTGACATACGAATACGGTAGCCACCGCGAGATGACAACTGTTTTCGCAAGGAGTCCTTACAGTCTTCTCCGAACTGTTCTATCAGGTCGTCAAAGCGGGAAGAGTCAATCTCCCCCCGCCCTGCTTTCTTCAAGAAGTCCTGTACTTCCAGAAGGGCTATCATCCCGCTAACCGATTAGCAAGGTCGATATCTTCATCAGGCATAATCTGCTTACGAGCTTCTTTATGCTCTGCGTACAGCTTGGCATTAGACGCTGCAACCGTATCGAAAAACTTCTGGCAAAGAGCCTTACGCTCTGGAGTCAGAGGCACTTCTTTAACAAGAGACGGTTGCGGAATCCAGTACGTCACCCCACCGTTAGCCATACGCTTAGTCTTTATCTCAACAAGAGCAGTCGGTAACGGTATCTTGTTACCTAGCTTCTGTTGGATAAAGTCGTTCATAGGGCGGAACCCAGAACGTTTGAAGTAACCGACGAAAGGTAGGTTCTCTACAGGAGAGGCTTCCCCTGCGGCGTTGACGGCATCAGCCATATCAAGCTGACCATACACAATCAAGTTACAAGTTACAGACTTACTCAATAGCAGGCGAGGGTCATCATCATCTAGACCTTCTTCCTCTTTACGGGTGAGCCTACCACACTTAAGACCACCAGCATTATCCTCGAAAGGTTCAGTCATCTTCTTACGCTGCATCGAACGGCAGGTAAACGTCTGCTCTTCTTGGTCGTATATACTATACTCGTAAGTGCGAACCATAGGATTAATAATCACAGAGTCAGCAAATACATTTTCCGTACCATTCCATACCTTCCACGTACCACGTTTCAGGGTATGACCATCTTCGGTATCAGCATCATAGTTGATACGAAGAGTGGTTGGGCCAGACTGCTTGGCTTCGGATATACCATCCTGACCAAGAGCAGCAAGCAGAGCAGCATTATCATCAGTTATACTAACAGCAAATTCGTTTTCTAAGTTACCCATGACATTCTCCATTGGGCTAAAGTTGAACGTAAAATGATTATACCTCAAACACAGCTTCCAAGTCAAGCCAGTTTTTTCCCATTTTTAATTCTATTCCGACAGGCATACTGTACTCCTTGTTATACCTGCGTTTTGTCTCCTGCGGCAAACACAACATAGCGTTGGACATGACCCGAACACACTGGTCTTCTTCGCCGGGATACACATCAATCACAATCGAATCGTGTACTGTGTTGCAGATAACAGACCGCATGTCCTTCATGTCGTGATGTAGTTTGATAAGAGCCATAGGCAGCAGGTCTGCGGTGGCAAAACCCTGTACAGGATAGTTACAGATAGCTGTTCGATTGGTAGCTGTACCCCACTCAGTCCACCTAGCATCTGGGAAAGCATACTGTCTGCCAGATGGTAGGGTAATCTCTTTCTTGGTTACCGCATCCTTTTGCAAGGACTTGTGCCATTCAGTAACGCCACGATACTTCTCTTTAAAGGCCCTGTAGTAGCGTTGCTGGTCATCTGTACCGCTAACGCCCCCATAAAGTGGTTTGAAGGTGTGTGCCTTCGCTTCCTGTCTTGTACAGCCTATCACACTAGCAGTGTAGCTATGAACATCTGTGCCAGCTTCTACATCGGTCAGGATGCCGTCATCGTTAGCAAGGTATCCAGCAACCCTAAACTCTAACTGGCTGTAGTCACCCTCTAGTATCTGCCCACCCTCGAACCTGCTTTCTACTGCCCTGCGAATAGCAAAGGTAGAACCACGAGGCATGTTCTGGAAGTTAGGGTTGCGAGAAGATAGACGGCCTGTTGCCGTAACGCACTGCATGAACTCTGTGTGGATAAAGCCGTTGCTGTCCATGTTGTTCTCCATCCCCTCAACAAAGGAACGCAGATAGGTTCGCAAGGCAGAGTACCGTATGTAAGACTGTGCAAACTCACGGGCATCACCCCGCAAGGACAGTGACATGTCTTCTAGCGTCTCCTTGTCAGTCTTAAAGCCACCCGCCGCAACATCAAATACGTCACGAGGAAGCATTTTAAAGCCTGCAACCTCACCCGTATTCTCATAAACCACACCTTTACCCGAACACGTTCGGCATATTCTAACAGCTTTTCCAACGCTTCCATCCTTTCTTAAGGGGTTGTACCTACCCTTACCATTACAGTCCGAACACTGTGAGCCTATGGTTTTGTATACCACATCGGTTTCTCGCAACACGTTTCCTTTGAAAGCTGCGCGGGACATACGCTTACGCATCTTAGGTTTCTTGGTTGCGCCACGAACCTCATGACCAAGGTTGAATATCTCAGCCCACGTTTTCTTATCAACAACCTTACAGGAGTACATCAGCATAGACCTGTCATCTGGGCTGTCGAGATTGACGGGGGTATCCCCCATAGCATACTGGGCTAGTTCGTTTAGTCTGCGTTCTAGCTGGAATAGTTCTTGTTCGTACTCTTCGCGAATCTCAGCTAGGGTTGTTTTGTTTATCTTGATACCGTTCTGCTCGATGTGAGCCAGAACATTTGTCATCTCAAGCGACAACTTCAGTGTTGGTATTAGGGTCATTAAATAGTTCCTCAAACGATGAGCCAAAGGCTTTGAGTTGTTCTAATGCTACTTCTTCTGTAGCGATTACATCTGCGATTCCGTATTCTACTATAGTATCCCACGGTATGTCAAAGAATGTTTTACCTTCCTTGAAGTAAGGAGAGATTAGGTCTTTCTCTTTTTGTACGCCACCATACTTCTCAGCAACAGCGGCAAGGCTAAGAGGCCAGCGTCTAGCTTTGGCAAGTATATACTCAGCAACCATCGTGTCATACACATGTCCATCATACTTGAAGTTACACTCGCGTATCCACGATAAGTCGAACTTGATGTTGTGACCTACAACTACATCAGCAAGGTTCAGGGCATCTTGGAATATATTGAAGCCATCCTTGCTAGGTTGCTGGGTACTGTGGTCAAAGCAAAGGTAGTGTACCTGTTCAATGCCCAGCCACTTGTAACCCACAGAGACAAGTGTGTTACCGAAGTACGGCAGGGGTGTAGATGAACCATTAGGTTTCTCCTTGTGGGTAGTTTCTACGTCAAACGTCAGGACTCTCATCAGTCTCTTCCTTTACAAATAATTCATGCGGGATAGCATCCCACTCATCTCTTCTCATGCGAAACTTAATCAACTCGATAGGTATACATATTCGTACCCACTTCCTACCTACAACGGCCCAAACCAAACGTGTACCAGAGCGAGGCCACTTGACGTTGTACAAGTCTACCCTGTACAGCTTGGCTGTTGACCACGTTGCTTCCTTTGGTTTGGGTGTTAACATTAGTAGTAAATACCTGTGTGTACATCAATATGGCTAGTAAACATACCATGCCACCCGTTCAGTTTGTTCTTAGAGATACAGATGTGTCGTGCTGTATTCTCTTCCTCAGATGTCCCTGTCTTACCTATGCCAATGATAACGTCTGCCTCACCAGCCTTACCAGTTCGCGAACCATCCAGCATAGCATAGTCGATGAACTGCCTGTCGTGTGCCTCAAAGCTTGCTTGTGAGACTGACCATATCAGAAGTTTGTTACGCTTGGCAATCTCCCTCGCAACCACATAGGTTTCCTTCAAGCGTTCATCCCCACGATTGAAATCCCCAGCAACCCTAAACTTATCAAGCTGGTCACAGAACATAACGTCCGGTTCGTTTAGCTGGGCGTACTCGTTTAGTTCTTCCATAGATGTACCTACAGAGTCCATGACAATGAGGTAAGGTGCTATCTCTTCATCGTAGCGTTGCTGCAGTGTCTGCTGTTCTTCTATCATCTGCTGTCGTGTACGTTGGAAAAACGATTGGATGATACGTAGTTTAATCTTCTCAGCAGGCTCTTCGTTTGCCCAATAGACTACCTTGTGCTTCTGCCGTATGTAGTTCGCAGCAAGAAAAGAACAGAAGGTTGTTTTACCTACCTCTGGACGAGCAAAGATAATACCAAGGTTACCTCTGTCCATGCCTGACAAATGCTCTGACAGCAAGTCCCAGCCGAACGGGAAGTCAGGGTCACCTGTCTCTTCTTGCACTAGTTGTGTAAAGTCTTTATCCATTTCACTATACGTTGTTTTATCTGTCATCCGCCCATCTTCAACCATGTCGATAAGCGTCTTGAGTTCGCCAAAGTGTTCTGATTCTCCGGTGAAGATAGCAATCGCTTTCTCACCAATCTGTCTTGCCCTGTCTCTTACCCAGAAGTTCTTGACCACATCCTGTTCGAGTGCCATCTCCTCTGACATGTTCGTGGATAGGTTGTCTAGTATATTGTATATTTCGTGTACTGCGCTAGATGGCATAGCAGGGTTGCGGTCACTGACCAGTGCCGCCACCTGACTAGGGTGCATATCGACACCATATTCCTTATGACCATAGGTAATTACGTCGAAGATGGTTGCATCTCGTCCCGTGAACATGTCTTTGGTGACAATGTTCTTTACCTTACCGTAAAACTCGTGGTTGAGCATGAAGCCCAACACCTGATGTTCAAGCGTACTTTGCGAGGACTCGCTCTCTTGTTGCATTATCCATGTCCTTTATGTCTTGATTTAAAATCATCATGTTAGTAGGTATAATACCTTGTAATTTTCTTACAATTTCTAGTGCTTTTTGGGTAGCATCCTTATCAAGAGCTACAAACACCTTGTCGTAGTTCTGCAATACTTTGACGTGAGTGTCAAGAAGGTTTGTTCCAAGCAGTGCTACGCCCGAAAAAATATCAGATACACAGCAAGCACTAGCACAATCTTCGACAAGAACAGCGACACGTCCCCTGCCGCAAACGAAAGGATTACCTGACTTTCCATATCTCCACCACTTCGGTTTCTCGTTGGTTAATGTTCGGCCTGCCGCATCGACTACACGCTTGCCGTCTGTGATGAGGTAGACGATTCGATTACGTTGGAAATCAAACCGCAAGTCTACCCGACCATCTAGATAGGCATCGTAAGCATGTACTCGTTTGAGGTAGTCCACTGATTCTTGGCTACGGGTTATCGGAACGAATGTGCTTGGCATTTCAAAAGTAGCACAGTAAGTAACGGTAGTTTCACCCTTGTTGTTTCTTTTCAATAACATAGGGTGTGTTGTTACATCCTTGGTTAGCCTGAAGCCTGTACGACCAGAAGCAGTACAGTCAGCATGGAAGCAATGATATAAACGTACGCCATTCTCTTCTCCTACACTAAACGTGTTCTTCTTTCCGCAAGCAGGACAATCCATCCGCATCCGACCATTCGGTTGCAGAGGCAAGTCCATCACGAAGTCTTTAATCCACTTAGCCATGACATATCCATACGACAAACTAAAAACACTGTCAACATGATTTTTTTTGTTGACTGCAAATCCAATACGTGCTAATAACCAGTATACCCTGCAGGGAACCCTACTATATTTACTTATTATATATTACTATGAAGAAAAGAAACCCTATAGCTAAACAGATACGTAACCCTACTTATAGGACACGAGTTGTTCCTAACAAACGAGGCGTGGACGAAACCTACGATTGGGTTGCTGAATGGATGGACGAGGAAGATGGCGAGACCACCGAAAATAGAAGAGAAAACAAAGACTTACAACCTACTGATGACGGTGAGTCAATATGACAAACTTGCAACGTTATCAGAGGAACGACAAAAGACTGAACTAGAACAAGTCAGTGTTGCTGACCTAATACGGGAAGCAATCGACCTGTACATCCATGTAATCGAACAAGAGGAAGAAGATGAAAAGACGGGAACTGAAGGCTGAAATAGTCGAACGAGAGTTTGACGGGAAGTGGCAAGTCCTCACGCCAGCTAGTATGGTAAGGCTGGGTGAGACAAGCCGCGAACTTGTTAAGCAGGGTGAAGCTGTTGACCTGACAAAGTGGGTCACAGTCCATGTGACAAATTCTCAACGCCAAGCAAAGAAATGGCTTGACACCAATGCTGGTTATGTGTTAAGACTAAGTAC